TATAATCTTTTTTTCCTTCAGCAACAATTTTAAAGAAGTCTTCAAATTCACTCATTGTTAACCTTTATGTTTGAAGTATTGTACTTCTCGCTCTCTTTGTTCAGCACCTTCTTTAGAATCATAAGTACCTAAGTTTTTACCTGACTTTTTTGACACTAATCTCCATTTATCACCAATTTTAACGATATGTTCTTCTAAATATTCTGAGAATGAAACCATTTCATGTAATCCCATTCCTTTTTTAGCTAATTTCCAAACTAATTTACTATCGGCTTCTGATGCTTCTTCAGGTAAAGACCTTCTAAAGTCTGCATAATTATCTTCAACTACATATTTTCTCATTTGAGTTCCAGACATAGCAGCATCTTCACCGTCTGCATCTGGATCTCTTCCACCTCTATTTAAAATACCTACTTTGGTAAATTTAAAGTAGTCTCTAGAATTCGCAAAATCCACAAATGATTTTTGATAAGATTCAAATCTATCTTCACCACACACCAAGTATACCTCTGTATATCCATGTTCATTAGCATAGTGTAGTATATTGCCAGGTTGTTTTACTTTATTTTCAGCATCTATTTTTACAATACCATGCGTCCATTTATTTAATAATTTAGCTTTTTCTAAATATGGTAATGGATTCTTTTTATCTTGACTATGGCTTAAAAATATTGCAGGATCTCCATGATGGCTTATTGCAAGTTCTTTTACCCTTTTAACTAATAACATATGACCACGATGAAAGATATTAAATCTACCAAATGCAGCAATTAAAACTTTAGGTTTATCGCTCATGATTTTGCCTTACTTAATTTGAATTCTGGTGTGGTGACTTTTATATCTTTGCCACTGATATTTAAAATTAATCCTTCAATATCGGAACCAATCATTTCTTTACCTTTAATAGCAGGATGATGTAATATATAATCGGCTAAATTATCTTTAATCTTTTGTAATAATTCTTTTATTGCAGCCTTTTCAGGTTTATCTGCAGCCTTTCTTGATAATAGAACTTCTTTAGTTCTTGCGTCTATAGAATCTAAAGGATCTAAATAACCTGAGATATCAATATCACTAGTTTGTAAATAAGGATTTAATATCTTTATTTGAGATGTAGATAATTTATATAAAGAATTTAAAATTTCTTTTTCTTGGGGATGTTTATCACCTGTAGAAGCTACAAGTACTTTATGTGGAAATAGAGTCATTAAAGACCCTAATTTAGATTTATCATATTTGACAGTAACAAATGTAATCCAATCATCTTTTTGATCTGCCATAGGATTATATCCTACTTCAACAACAACTTTAGTATTATTAGGTAATATTTTAGATATATTAGCATTCTTAAAATATTTTAAAATATCATCATAATGTTGGGCTCTTTCAATCATTATACTATCTGCAGAACCTCTTGACATAGTATGTTTAGTAAATGAACCTTCATCATAGATTGGTCCTGATCTACTAGATTCCACAAATATATTGCCTGTAGAATCTTTGCCAAATCTAAATCCTAATAGATCTACTTTAAGTTGAACTGGAACATTTGTTAATTTACCTTTCAACTCTTTTTTAATTTTTGTAAAGAAATCTATAAATTCTATATCTTTCATTTTTTGCAGATGTTCAATACCTTCTCTGGTTGTAGCTTTAACTTCTTCTTCGGCAATAAATTTTTTAAATGATAACATTGATGTGCCTTATTTAGATTTATAGTATTGAGCAATTCTAGGAGTATATTTATTTATATCAATGCCTATTTCATTTGCGAATAATGCAACACCTGGAAATTTTTCATCTAAATCTTTTTCTTTATTACCTCTAACAATTTGTTGAACTCCAGGTCCAAAGAATCTGTCAAAGAAGTCTTCAAACACTTCTAATTGTTGAGCATGTGATTTATGACGTTTTACCAATTGTATAATACCAGTAAAAGAATTCATTTCTTCTAATTCAATTGGTGTAGGCTCTTTATCAAAAAACATAGTGAAAATAGTTTTTAATTCTGTAATAAACACAGAATCAGCAGTTTCTAATTCATCATAAACAAATTTACCATTAATCTTTTTATGTTTTCCATCTTCAAAATGTGGAACATACCTTACACGTAATCCTTTTTGTACAGAGAACGCCAATTTAGTTTTATCTGTTTCTTTGGGGGTTCTCTTTTTACCAGTAAGAATAATGATAGGTTCTTTTTTATCTGCATGTAATGATTGAAGTATATACTTATGAGCAACACCTTTAATACCTTGCTTCACATCAATCCAAGCTGAACTATGACTAAATTGTGCCCAATCAGTAGGTTGTCCATTTAAAAAGTCTACGGATTCTAAATCAATTTGGACGTTTATACCAAATCCTTTTAATTCCCATAAAGTTATAAATTGACCTGCAGAAACTTTATAACCTATAAATTCTAATGAGTCAAATGTTTTACCATGGGATTTATCTAAAAAGTCTTTAATCATAGGAGTCATAGCAACATCAACTTGAGTATCTATATCACCAACTGAAGGCTTTTTAGATATAAAGATTGATGAAGGAATTCCTGAATCAAAAAAATGAAAGGCACTACCAGATAGATACTTATTAGAATTAAATAACTCATCATTCCAGATAGGTAAACCATACTTGGATTTAAAAGAATTAGAAATAGCCTTTAAACCAGATCTAATAACAGGTACAACAGTATCTCTTGAAATAGTTTTTAAATCTATTCGTTGAGCTTCTTTGTCACCAATCTGCACATTTCCGCCCTCAATAATAAATGTTTTAAATGATTTCATTAATAATCCTTTTTATGATATTTTTATAAACACAGAAGATGTGTCAGTATTTGATGCTGCATATGAACCTAATTCTTGTAGTACTAAATGTTGTTTAAGTACTGATAATTTTTTAAATTCCACTAAGAATTCTAAAGTTAAAAATTTAGAATATCTCCATTCAGATGTTTGTTTAGAAGGATCAATTACAGAAACTCCTAATTGATTTGCATAGTCTAATATAGATTGATTAAGAGATGGGTCATTTGCAGTAGTTCTAGTTTTTATCTGTTTTGAATTAAAGGCACTTAAATTAACATTACCAATTCGTTTCATAATAGAGGCAATTCCACCTCCACCAATCTTTCCACCTGCAGCATGCTTTCCCTTTATTTCGCCTTGCCAACTACCAACAAATGATCTAAGTTGCATTTTCATATCATCTCCACTATATGTAAATTGTAGATATCCATCCATTGATTTAGGTGATATTATAATAGATGTTAGTTTAGCTTCTCTTTCATTAGGTCCATAATTAAATACTTTATGGTGAACATTTGATCCAACCTTCTTTAAAGATATTCCAATCAAATCTTTAGATTCATATAATGATGTTATTAGATCATTTAGTGTAGCCCAATCTTGATTAACACTAGCATTATTAATTATATTTTTACCAGTTGTAGTCGCTAACCATATATCAGCAGGATTCCATTTATCTATTTTACCAAATCTTTTATCTAATTTATTTGCATGATTAAACATTTTAGATATTTTATTTACTATATCTGTTTTATGATAAAATGTATAATTAGATTTTTTAGAAGCAAATATTGTCATTGACTTCATATAATTAGCAATCTTGATGGATGATTTTATCCAATCATCGGTTAGCTTTTTAGATATTTCATCATAGCTATGTAATGTTTTACATTTTGATTCAATTTCTTTAGCATATTTATGGAAGTCATCATCTGATTCTAATTTATATCCATTAAAAGCTACTGCAGCATACCAACATTGAGCGGATTCATTTAAATCTGTAGCCTCAGAACCTCCACCAGAACCTTTTGAAGAAATGTTCTTATATGTGATTTTAATAATCTTCCCATTATATTCAAGCTGTGTACCTAGAAATGAAGATCCTACTTCAACATCTTTATATGGAATTTTATCGTGATCTAGTTTTTTATATAAATCTTGCTTAATCAATGACCTATCATCTACTTTTACTATAATCGAAGTAGATCCAGATACTGTTAAAGGACCTGAATATATTGATTGTATTAAAGATTTAATATATTCTTGATTCACGTTGGTAGATTCCATTAAATATGTTTTAAATGATAACATTAATATATCCTTTTTTAAATAGTATATTTATTAAAAGAATTCGTCTAATGAAGAGGGTTCGTTAGATTTACTACTTAAATACGCTTGCTTCCATCTAATTTTTAATGCTTTCTTTTTAAGTCCTTTCCAAGGACCTGAAGTTTGTTCCTTTTCATATACAGTAACAAATTTAGGAAACTTACTTGCAAGAATATCTTGACCTATATTGTGATTCTCAATAGTTCTATATGTCTCACAACCCCCTTTAGCATTTGTTGCTGATGGACTAACTCTACAATGATTAAATACAACATTTTGATATCCTGTAGTTAATAATTGTAATGTAACATAGAAATCTTCGGGCATCATAATATACTCTTCACCAAAATCTATTTCATCAGGATTAAAGTTTTCAGAATAAAATACATTAGTCCAAACTCTAGTATTGAATGAATAAGGCTTTGGATCAGGTGGAGTAGTTTGAGTAGACATACCCCCATGGACGTATCCTTCATCCATAAATTTACGAACATTAATAAGGAATTTTTCAAATTCATCATCTGACATAGGTTTACCTTTTAATTCTGAATTAATGGTAACAAATTTCAGATCATCATCCATAACATAGATAGCTTTGCCTTTCCAATGTTGGGCAATTTCTTTACGGGTTTTAGCAATACCTTTAGTACCAAGCGGTAATTGCCACACATTACATGTAGGATACTTAGTTTGCATATATTGATATTCATGATCTTGAACAACAAGGGTAACAATATGATGAAATTTTGCTGGAATACTATTTAATGTAATTTGATTATCACATCTACCTAGTGTAGGGATAATAATTTCTAATTTTAAAGAATTAACTTCAATACTCATATAACCTCATAAATTTTAATTTAAGCATAGAATTCATATTCAATGCCAACTTCATCAAACATAGCTTTAGTATATTCCCAAGAGTCAATCCATTTATCGGGTATAATAGGTTGACCTGTATCCATAACAACCCGCTTTACTCCAACCTGTATAATGCCTTTAGCACATTCAGAACAAACTGGTAATCCATAGACATATAATGTAGAACCATCTAATGATACTCCATTAAATGTAGCATTATATATAAGATTCATTTCAGAGTGCACTATAAATTTATATTTAATAGGTCTATCATTATACCTTTCTTCACTATCAGATAGATCTCGTGGAAACCCATTATATCCTGTAGACAGGATATTTCTTTTAATAGGATCTACAGCTATAGAACCTACACAAGTAGATGGATCTTTGCTCCAACTAGAGATATTTTTGGCCATCTCTAAAAACCGTCTATCCCACTTATTCATTTTACTAAATGGAAATGTCTTTCATAAATATGAAGTGATGTGCAAGTCCAATAAATATTACCTACTTCTGCATGTAGATCACTAGCTAATTTTTTCAAAACATAATTTTGCCAATATCTATCATTGCGGTATCCGAAAAATGAATCATTTGAGCGCATTACCACGTGGGCATGAAGTTTACCATCTCTAATCATGTAACCTACAGCATTAGTACAAATAAAATCAGACATACCATCTTTATTATAATCAGACCAAATAGAAGGTCTGGTATAAATCATAGTAGCACGTCTAGAGAAAGGATTCTGTTTCAATTCATTTAATACATTTCTATATTGGTTACCATTCTCTTCAGAGAAGATCAAATACCCATAATTACTATTGATTCTACCATCAGGAGTTGCAACAGCCTTCCATATTGCTGGAGTCTCACCTGGAATATCATTTACATTTAATGATTGAGATTCATACCATTGAACTTCACGTTCTGCATAATCAGTATTTAGTGTTCCAAAGATTACAAGTTCATTTGCAATAAAAGATGCACCCATAATCTCAAGCATTTTGCAGCCACTCTTATCAATTACAAAATCTTCATGCGACAACTTATCTATAAATTGTTTTCTTATATCAGCAACATTATACATTAGTTTTACCCGCAATAGTTTTATTTCTGAATTTAGTAGGTATTAATGGTGATGCAATGTCATTCTTTTTATTAAAGATATCATGATCAGGTTTTTGACCGGGTACATCACCTCGCATATAAGCTGCTAGAAATGATGCATAATTAATAAGATCTAATGCTGAATCTTCAACTGATTCATAATTAACTTTTCCACCTGATTCCATAGTTTCAAGTACAGATACCATTCTTAGATATTTACCATTAATAGTATCAAGAATAGACCATACACCACGAACATAGTAATCGGCTTGTCGGACTCTTGAAACCGAGTTATTATAATCATTTCCCTTGGAATTTTGCAATTCAATAGCTTCTTTTAATATTCCTACAGAAGGTCGTTCATTTTGTGTCATATTATTTCCTAAATACAGATGATTGTGAAATTGATCTCATTTTATTTGCTAAATCTGGGTCATAATGATTATGAAGAAGAGTCATTTCCGATATAGGAAATCCTATTATTTCTTTACCGGATTTAGTAGTAAATATATCATACTTTTTACGATTTGTACATAATTATTCATATTACATATTTTTATAAGCAAACTCTATTGCACGAGATGCTTCAGTATTTAAAGAACGTTTAGCATAGATATTTGATGTTTCTCTATCTAACTCTAGAATTAACTGAACGATTTCATATTCAGTTATGGGATATTGCTTCTTTACAGCAAAACAAGCAATTGAAGTCATTAGTTTATAGATCATAGAATATCTACCTGAACCATCTGTGTGTGATATAGATTTATATTCAGTAACTAATTTTTGATTAACAAATGGACAATCTTTATATGAATTCCATTTATAATTTCTTTTAGATTCTTTTAATTTAGATTTTCTATGGTTAATTACTTCATCTCTTAATTCATCTGGCAATCTATCAATGAACGAATTACTATTTGTTGGAGTCGTAAATTCATATTTACTCATTAATTCCGAAGGATCAATGTAGGTACCACGATTGCTAAAGATAAAGTTGTTAGCGCCAGTGTATTTCGCAGGGACGTAATACATTCGGCTAAGGTCTTTAGTTTGTAGATCTCCAATGCATCCAAATTCAGAGTTGAGTGCAAACCAGAAGTGTTTGATTTCATTCGATCCAACACATCGAGTAAGTGGAAATACGAGTCTAAACTTCGGCCGTGCGATAGTGCTGCTTGCAGTACTATAACAAATATAATCCCAATTACCATACCGTCTATAAAGCTCATCTTTTAAATTACCTTCAAATTCATGATCATCAACATCTATTGCTGCCCATTTACCCCAATTTACCACATTTGCATTAGCTCTTGTGGTACCTGGAATATAAGTTGCAGGTGAAATAAGAGGTGAAGTCTTTTTATTAAATTCACCTTTTTTTGCTTTATACCCTGATAGAGTTGAGAGATGATATAAGGCACTCTCAAACTCTTCAAAGGTGTTAAAGTTAACACGAGAATCAGTTTTATTATCAAAGATGCTCTTGAAAACTGTTAGTGAATACATTATTGATCAAATACCTTAGCAAATAAACCAGTATTATCTACATGCGAAGGAGCTTGCCAACCCGGCAATTTAATTAAATCGGGAAGTCCCCAAGGATTAATTCTACCTTCTTTAATACCAACTTCTTTTACTAGATTTGCTTCTAGTACTCTATCCCAGGCTGTGTATGAATCAACACCATAAGTATCTAAAGTACCAATTGCAAATACAACCAAATCTATTAAAGCATCGACCGCATCATCGGAAGTTTTAGATTCTTTTAACTCATCTAATTCTTCTTGTAAACAACCAATACGAAACTCTAAGAATTTCTTAAGCTTTTCATCATCAAAGGTATTAACCACTTTATTAACACCAAACTTTTCATGCATTTCTGCAATATCCTGTACCCAATTAACACTCATATTATCTCCGATTGTTATAAAATTATACTTTCTGCTACATTTAAAATTTGTAAAACTTCATCATATTTTGCATTGTATTTTTTAGAATTTGTTCTACCTGCAGATTTTGCTAAAATATCTAAGACGATAGATTTAGCATTACCTTTTGGCAATTCACCTTTCAACATCTGTTGTGAAATTGAATCACAAAATCCATGTTTACCATCTGCAAGTTGATTAGCAATTTCACGAATAATTGAAACTACAGGTTCAATACGAATTGCTTCAGCAGCATCTCTAGCTTGAATTTTAATTTCAACATCTGTTAATCCACCATTAACTTGACGTTGTCGCTCTAATTCAGCCATTTGAGCTTCCCATTTTGCTTCACGTTTAGCATTATTTTTTGCTATTTGGGCTCTTCTATCCATAACTTTTTTAGCAGAAAGTAATTCTGTATCATTAAGCTTTTCAATACAAGATGAACCTACAGCAAAAGTTGTACCAACCGCATCTTTAATAATATAATGATGAACTATGCCTGTTCCACAATGATTACACATTCCGTTACAACAAGAAGGTCTGCCTTCCATAGCAGATTCATATGCGGCGGATGTTTGACTAGGCATAGACCAAAATCCAACCAATTTATATGGGGCAACTCCCATTTGGTATTTTTTGTGAACTAAAATTTCGTTACTCATAATATATATTTCTCAATTAATCAATTTATGTGTCTATTATATCAAGTTTTCTAGAAATGTACAACATTATTTTCATTAATTAAGGAAATAAACTAGTTCTTAAGAAGAAACAATCATGAGAAAGTAAAACCATTTGTTTCAATTTGCGCCTTTTTATTTCTATCAACCAAGAACTGAGTTGCAGGTTGACCACTATCAGAGATATCTTTCTGGGCAGATTCTTCAACATCATATAATTTCATTCTAGATCTATCTACACCTATAACAAATCTTTTATAATAACTTGGGTCGGCGTATCTATTCTTAAGCTGTTTAACCATAATTTGATTTAAGTTTTCAAGTTCTTCAGTTGCAATTAAAGCGAACATCAGGTCACATGTTTGCGGTAAACCTATCGATTCTGATGTGTTGGTCAATTCAACATCGGTATTATTCATCCCCTCTCTATTGGTTTGAGTTGCACTTAATAATGGTACATTATACTCTTGAGCAATACCTCTAAGTTCTTCAGCAATAGACTTAACTATAGTATAAGAATTTGCAGTACTAGATTTTACTCTAGATGAACAGCAAATATTCAAATAATCAATTATTATCATATCAGGTAAAAAGTTTCGCTTAATCTTTAATTCTTCAATAAGAGCTTTAAAATGCCCAGCGTGTGCAGAAGATGTTGGATATTCTTTTACAATAAGTTTACCCGAAGTCTTCTTAATTAATTTATTAATACGATTATTATATGTAGGTCTATCAATTGTTCCCATCTCATTCATATTCATATTAAGAAGATTAGCATCTATACGTTCAGCAATACGTTCTTCGGCCATTTCCATAGTAATATAAAGAACATTTTTATTTTGTAATAATGCCCCTGCAGCTACATGACACATAAATAAACTTTTACCAACCCCAGTTGACGCAATTGCTACATTTAAAGTCTTTTTAGATAACCCACCTTTTGTAATCTTATTAAAGATATCAAGATCAAATGGAATCTTTTCCTCAACTCTATGGTAGAAATCATATCGTTGTTCAAAATCTTCAAGATAATCATGACCAACAGAAGAATCAAAACTAACCGCTAATGCATCAGATAAAAGACTGGGTATAGCATCTTCAGTTTGATTTTTGTTTTTACCTTCAACTATATCATATGCATCAATGATTGCATTAATAACAGCTCTATTTTTACAGAACTTTTCTGTATTATCATAAAGCCATTCTTCATTATCAGTTTTAAAGTTTAACCCATTAATATATTTTTCTACATCTTGTAATTGGTTATCACGCAATTCAGACCTATTACTAATCTGAATTGCCAATATATCAAGAGTTATAGTTGAATTATACTGATCAAAGAAGTTAATAATTTCTTGTGAAACTATCTTTTCATATTGATCAGCAAAATATTCGGGTTTTATAAAAGGAATTACTTTTCTTGAATAAGTCTCATTGTGAATCAGATTGCTCAAGATTGTTTGTGTTATTGTCATCAATTCCTCCAGTATATGCTATATCATTATTCTTAAGGCCGTACATAATTAGTTGCACTAAGAAATCACCAAGGTACTGCTCAAATTCTTCTTTATCATATTCTTCTAATCCACCCTGGACGTCATAATCAAAAGATAATTTAGCAGTACCATCATCATTATCATCTGTTTCTGGAAATTCTACTTTTCCATAACTAAATATTATACCTTTAAAGGGGCCATCTGTAAACTCAATAGCATGTATTCCATCATATTTACTTTCAAGTACTCTATGGGGAAACATATCATCTTCATTAAAATCTTCTAACTTAATCATCATCTTCTCCTAAATCATCTTCAAGTAATGCCAATTCTTTTTCAATTTCATCATCTGATATTAAATTATGATTTGATACTTGGTATAAATCTTTAACAGAATTATAAAATGTTTTATTTGTTAACATAGGCATCCAAAAGTCTTTACTATTTGTATCTGCAGCTCTCCATTTTTTATCTTCAATTTCTCCAGTATCTAAATTGACTCTAGAATACCAACCGTTTGAAGGCTTTTTAACTGCTCCTAAATTAAGGGCAATATCTAATAATCCAGACCATTTATTAATTCCACTATCATATGTTACTAAAAAGGGTAATTTAGATTTTTCTTTAACAAATCTTGATTTTTCTATATTAATAGTAAAATTCCAACCTACAATATCAGTACCATCTTTTTCTTGAGATTTACCAATAATAAAAACCGTATTAGCCGAATACATAGGACCGGTATTATGTGTTACTACACCATTTTCTAATACATAATGTTCAGCGTTAGCTACCGAAATATCATATACATCTCTTTTACCAATTGGAGTTATTTTAACAATTTTTTTCATTTTTATTTCCTTTATATAAACTAATATTTCTGAATTCAGTTATTAGTGGAGGATCTCTGCAGATTGCCCTACTTGTAAATCCTTTGCTTCAACCCAATTTGAATTAATTAAAAATTCATGCGTATCTGAACATATTACTTTATGACCATCATCAAATTCAATTTCATAACATTCCGGTGTTCCTTCTATTAATGTTAAAGGATTCCAAGTATTAGTTACTCGCTGATCTCCTATTAAGGTTTTTACATATTCCCCAATCTGAATATCTTCAATATTCTTTGCTCCATCTACAGTTAAAATTTTAGTTCCTTTTATTAAGCAACCACCCGACATTATGGTTTTTGGATACATGGTTTGTTCTTGATAAGTATGATTTACCACAATCATAGGAATATCTTTAGTTGTTAAATGTGGAGTAACAATTCTAAAAAGGCTTTTTAAAGTCTTTGCTCTAGACATATCTGCTACAGATTTTCCTTCTAAAGCATCTTCAACTTCTTTTTTTGATGCCAAATTTCCAACTGAATCAATAAAAATAATTATTTTATCATTTCTTTTAATTTCTTCTATTCTACTTGAGATATCAAATTTTAATTGTTCAATATTTTCTATAGGAATATGCAGTACTCTAGCAGTATCAATACCATTTGCATGTATATACTCTGGAGTAATACCAAATTCGGAATCATAAAATAAGCATATAGCATCTTTATGCTGTTTCATATACGCTTTTACTAAGACTAATCCAAGTAAACTTTTAAAATGTTTTGAAGGCCCCGCAAGAAATGTTAATCCTGAAGTTAAACCTCCATCTAATTTACCGGATAATGCAACATTAATAATAGGAACATCCGTAGGAACTTGCTCCTTTTCATTAAAGAATTGTGAATTTGCTAAAACCATTGTAGATTTAATTGTACCAGCAGCTTTAATTCGTGCTAAAAGTTCACTCATATTATTTCCTGTTTATTGATTACTATTCATTATATAATACAATGTTTAATTTGTATACTATAAATAATGTGCATAAGTACTGATTATATACTTTGGATCACTTATGGGTTTTAGTCCTTTATGCGGATACATCCACATTGGTGGAAACATTACGATTCTACCTTGCTTAGGTTTTACTTTGAGATAATATTCAGATACTTTATCATCAAAGGCAGTTTCACCACCAATCATAACATCATTGAGATAATAAAACATCACTAAATATCTTCTTGCGGATGCATAATCACCTACATCTGTATGCCATCCAAATTGATCTTTATCATCATTATTATATCGTTTCATTCTTACATCTTCAAATCCATATTCCTTAGGAAAGAATTCAATACCACATTTCTTTTCATAAAATTTATAAAGTTCTTTACTAATATCATAAAATAAACTTTGTTCATCTTTAAATTCAGGATGAGTAGTTAAATTTAATTCAGTAAATGATCTATAGTCTTGGTCCCAAGATTGATCTCTAATAACCAAATCTGAGGTTTGGTCATATTTTAAAATTAGATTGTCACACGTATCTTTACTAAGACAATCATCTACAATTAATACATAATCTGAAATATTTTTCATAATTTATCCAAAAAAGTCCTCAAGGTTTGCCGAGTTATTTAATTTCCAACCAATTGGTTCTAACATAATTTGAAGAGGGTCGGTAAATACCTTTTCAAATTGCATATCATAATCAATATATTTTTCTAATCCAAATTCAGAAGGTATTTTATCTTTAATGGATATTACATTTTGATTAATAGGATTTGGAGTTCTTAAGAATATTACTTTTACCTTATCACTATCAAGGATCTTTTCATAAGTCTTAGATAATCCATATTGATCTATTAAATGATTATACCAGAGAGCACCACGGACATGCATAGGTGTACCTTTCTTACATATATTAGTCTTATCACGATATGTTTTAAGACCATTAATACCAGATGGTCTACCAATACTTCCAGTATCTAATGATTCAAATTCAGTCTTAAATTGATTGACATATTCATTAATTTGAGTTTGATCACCATCTAATATAATATTCAAAGAATCTTTTAACTTCTTTCTACAAACTTGGGGTGTAGAAGATTTAACTAACTCAAGACCGGTAACCTTAAGTTTAGGTTCAGCATATTGTACACCTTCAGAACTATACACCCTAAGAAAATATCGTTTCTTAGCTACCCATACCCCAACATCAGCAGATTTTTCCAATTTCATAACCATTTTTTGTTCATACGCATTCATATAATCCGCAAGTTTTATATATGAACGATCTATCATGGGTTCTATTATCTTAGAAGAAAATGTATTCATGAATTGAATTTTTTCTAAAGTAGATTTACCTTTACAATTAGATTCAACAATAGTTTCTAATGTTACCATATTACTATCAGTATCACCAGCAATTACATATTGAACATTTTTAGTTTTGTTTGCTTTATTAAAATATTCATCTAACATATTAGCATTCCATCTATTAGATAATTGACCTGATAGAGTAATACTTTCAGCCATTCTTAGATCATAATATCTAAAATATTGATTACCTATTGCACCATAAACACTATTCAATGCTTCTTTAACTGCTAATTGCATTGCATTAGAAGAACTCTGGGCGTTTTGATATTCTTTATTATACTTATCAGATTCAAGTAACTGCTCATACTTAAGCATCTCTTTCTTATAGTTACTACGGTCAGCATATACCTCTTCCATAATTTCAGGTAAGAATCCCCGGACATCTTTTCTATAGCACCAACCATTTGCAGTTAAAGATAGATTTTGCTCTTTAATATATGAATTATCAAAAGACTTTGATAAAAGTTCATCAACTGTACAAGGTATTTTAGTATCTGTAAGAGTTTCAGGACTTATGTTGTATTGCATAATCAAATGCGGATATAATGCAGCAAGATCTAACGTAATAATCCATTTATGTTTACCTACAACAGTTTCTTGTACATATGCGCCTTCATACTTACTGGTTTTAATAGAATGCTTTTTCAAATAACTATGGGTGGTGG